TATAAAAATAGATTTGAAGTTTTAGAATATTGGGGTATAGTAGATAAAGACTTAGCTTATCAATGTGGAATTGAAAGTGATAAAGAAGTAATTAGTGTAAATGTTTGGATATGTGGTGGTAAAGTTTTAAGAATGGTAGAAAATCCATTTACACCTACACGAATACCTTTTATGGTATGTCCATATGAATTAAATCCTTATCAATTTTTTGGTGTTGGAGTTCCAGAAAACATGGAAGACTCACAGCAAATTATGAATGGTCATGCAAGAATGGCTATTGATAATTTAGCTCTATCAGGTAATTTAGTATTTGATGTTGATGAAACACAATTAGTACCTGGTCAAGATATGAAAATTTTTCCTGGTAAAATATTTAGAAGACAAAGTGGTCAACCAGGAACATCTATCAATGCAATTAAATTTCCTAATAGTACACAGGAAAATATGATGATGTTTGATAGATTTAGACAATTAGCAGATGAAGCTACTGGTATACCATCGTATTCACATGGTACAACAGGAGTACAATCAACTACAAGAACTGCGGCTGGTATGTCCATGCTAATGGGTGCTGCAGCATTAAGTATTAAAACAGTTATTAAAAATATTGATGACTATTTAATTAAACCCCTAGGTGATAGTTTCTTTCATTGGAATATGCAATTCAATGCAGACATGCCACACATTAAAGGTGACCTTGAAATTAAAGCAAGAGGTACATCATCATTAATGCAGAAAGAAGTTAGATCACAAAGATTAATGACATTTATGCAAACAGCATCTAACCCAGCGTTAGCACCGTTTGTTAAATGGCATACATGTTTAAAAGAAATAGCAAAAGCATTAGATATTGATCCTGATCAATTAATAAATGATCCAGAGAAAGCAGCTATCTATGCACAAATAATGGGGATGGCAAATGGAAATCAAAGTAATACAGCCCCTGCTGGAGAACAAGACCCTATGGCGACAGTTGGAAAAGTACCTGCTGGAGCTTCAGTCTCAGATCCAACAGGAAATGGAGGTGGCAACATCGGAATCGGCAATATACCGATGCCAGGGGAAGCTGGTTTTGCTTCGCCAGATACTAAGTCTACCAACGGCAAACAAACGTCATAAAGAGGGTAATTAATGGCAATACAGTATTCTTTAAGCTATGATGCTGATGGTAATCCATCACTAGTTAAAAATACTGTACAAGGTTCAGCACCTGTTATTAAAAGTGATTTTAGTATTGGTGCTTATGAACCAGCAAGAACTGTTTCAACAGATTATGAATTTACTTCATCATCAGATCCTTATAGTGAAGAATCACAATTACAAATTTTAAAAACTTATATTGCTGAAAATGATTCTGATCCAAATACATTTAGTGGTGATGTAAGAAATAGAGATAGATTAACTTCAATGGATAGAGATAAGATGTCTAGATTAACGCAGTTTACAGGAAAACAATCTGCAATTGATTATGAAAAATATGCAACAAGAAGTGCAGTAGCAGGTGATTTAAGAAATAAAACAAATTTACTTGGGTTATTAACTAGTAATCCAATGACTACAATATTAGGAACAGGTGCTAGACTTGTTGAAAATTATTCTGATAAGCAAATGACTAAGTTAATGAATAGTGCATATGCAAGTCAAGAGTATCAGGATTACATGAAAAATTTAGATTATGAATATGATGCATATCAAGATTATGATGTATATAATGATTACAGAGGTGGACCTAATTACAGAGATGAGAAAGGATATTTAGATGTTAGATCTGGTACAGTATTTGATGCAGAAGATGAAGAGACTAACTTTACTTCAACACCTGTAGATCAAGGAGTACAAGTAGGAGATAATTATCAAGATAATGATAGTAGTACAGGAACTATGGATGCATCAGATTTTTCTGATGATACACCAGGAACACCATTTTAATAGGTAAATTATGGCAGTAGATTATAAAGGACAACCCTTAACACAACAAACAGCGTTTACAACAACAGGTATAATGAATAAAAAACCTGCTGCTCTTAAACCATTAAAAATGCCTACAGAAAAAGCTGTAGAGCAGAAAGTTACTCCACAAAGAGTAGAACAACCAAAAGTTAATTTAGAAAATTTGAAAGATGATGATAAGCGAATCTTAAACATTCATTTAACACCATCTTTTAAAAACGTTCTTAGTAAAGTATTTGGACAGGATATATTCCCACAATTTGGAATAGGTGAAAACACCGTTAGTATCCCTCGAAGTATTATTATTGAGAGATTTGGATCTATGTCAAGTTTTAGACAGATGGTTCAAAAAGATGGAAAAAACAACAACGTGCCACCTAGTCAAGGTATAATGACTAGCCCACAAACTATATAAGTTTTAAGCTACCCTTATCCATAAGGCACTTAACCTAAGAGGTAAAAATAATGGAAGAAGAAAAAAAAGTTTCTGAAGAAACTAAAGTTAAAATGCCAGAAGCAAATCCTTATAGCAAAGTTAAAAACAATGATGATGCTGAAACAGAGGCTTTTGCTAAAGGTGAGTTAACAAAGTTTCATAGGGAACAAAGAGAAAAGGAAGCAGAAGCAGCAACCGAACAGAAGGACACCGATGCATCTGAAGAGACTGCAGAAAAATCAGAAACACAGGCTACTCCTATCGCTGAACGCCCTGCAAAAGCTGAAGATCGTGTTTTTAAGAAACGTTATGACGATCTTAAAAAACACTATGATTCTACAATTAATAAACACAAGGACGAAGTTGGATCTTTGCGTTCTCAATTAGAATCAAGTACTAAACAATTTGTGCCACCTAAATCAAAAGATGAATTAGAGGCATGGAGAAAAGAGTACCCCGATGTTTATGATATGGTTGAGACTATAGCCATGAACAAAGCTACTACTCGAACTGCAGAACTTGAAGATAAATATAAAAATCTTCAACTCCAGCAAGAACAAATTGCAAAAGAAAAAGCAGAAGTAGAACTTTTAAAATTGCATCCTGACTTTAGTGATATTCGTTCAAAAGATGAGTTTCATAATTGGGCTGCAAATCAAGATCCTACTATTCAAGGTTGGTTGTATGAAAATACATCTAATGCTAGATTAGCTGCTAGAGCAATTGATTTATATAAAATGGATCAAGGCATTAGCCAGTTAACTAAAAAAGAAGAAAAGGATATTAAAAAAGAAGCTGCTAAAGCAATTTCTAAAACTAAAAAAAGTACTGAGTCCGATATTCCTAAAAAGAAAATTTGGACAACTAGTGAGATTTCTAAATTGAAAACTCATGAATTTGAGAAGCACGAGAAAGACATTGACCTTGCACGTTTAGAAGGTAGGATTGAACAAAGATAAACAATCTAACTAAACAATAGGAGAAGCATTATGGCTTTTACAAACTCTGCGGGATATCAAAACCTTGCACAAGGTAATTTTACTCCGCAAATATTTAGTCAGAAAGTTCAAAAATTCTTCAGAAGAGCATCAGTGGTAGAAGATATTACTAACACTGATTACGCTGGAGAAATTGAAAATTTTGGCGACACAGTAAAAATAATAAAAGAGCCAACAATCACGGTCAAAGATTATGCTAGAGGTCAAACAGTTGATACACAATTATTAGCTGATGATCAAATAACTATGACTGTCGATCAAGGTTCTTACTTTGCTTTTAAAGTAGATGATATTGAAGAAAGACAATCTCATGTAAACTTTGAAGCTCTTGCAACCTCTTCAGGTGCATATTCATTAAAGAAAAACTACGATTACAATGTATTGAAGTTTATATACGACAATGCTAGTGATGGTACTGGTTCAGGAACTGACGCATCACCAATTGATGGTGACGCAGCTGTAGATACTTTAGCAAATTTAGTATCAACACTAAAAAGAAACTTGGACAAAAATGATGTGCCAGAAGATAATAGATGGCTAGTTGCTCCACCTGAATTCTTTGAACAATTAAGAAAAGCAGGCGGAAAACTATCTGACCAATCAGTAATGAACGATGGTGGTGCATCACAAATCAGAAATGGTAAAGTCACAGACAGACCATTATTTGGTTTTAATATGTATTCATCAAACGCAATTGCTGTATCAGGTGGAAGTGTAGCGTCTCATACTTTTGGATCTGCTGGATCTAATGAGTATGCATTCGTATACGGACACATGTCAGGAGTGGCGACTGTAAATCATATCGCAAAAACAGAATTAATCAGAGACCCTGATTCATTCGCAGACGTTGTCAGAGGACTACACGTATTTGGAAGAAAAATCCTTAGAAGTGAAGCAGTCCAAAGAGGCGTTATAACAATAGGTTAATTGGGAGGATTATAGAAAACTATGGCTACACATGATAAAACAGGTGCAGGTGGGACTACTGGACATCCGTCTAATGGTAGAACACCTTATTTAGTTGAAAACACAATCGACTTTACACCATTCGATCCTGCAGCAAATGATATCGTTCAAGCAATTGATATCCCTGCTGAAAGTATCGTACTAAACGCTGGACTTGAAGTATTAACAGCAAGTCCGAGTAGTGTTACACTCGATTTAGGAGACGCTGGTGATGTTGATAAATACGTTGATGGTTATGACTCAACAAGTACAGGTTATGCTGCTGCTGTCATTAATGCATCAAATGTAGGTCACGTTTATGGTTCAGCTGATACAATTGATATTAAAGTACTAGGAGCACAAGATACATCTGCAAAGGTGAGAGTTTGGGCTGTTGTATGTGATATATCAGGTATTGATGAATCAGACCACAACTAATAAATAAATAATTTAAGGGGGGTATTATTATCCCCCTTAATAATATTCTATACAAATAAATACAAATATGACAATACATAATAAAACAAAAAGTCAAAAAATTACTTATTTAAATAATAATATAAATATTCAAGATAAAATATATAAATTAGAAAACAGAATTAACAATCAAGAACAAAAACTTGATAAAATATTAGAGTTATTACAAAATGGCAACAACTTACCTAACACTAACAAATAGTGTACTTAGAGAATTAAACGAAACAGAGTTAACCTCTAGTACGTTTAGTTCAAGTCGAGGTATACAAACTGCAATAAAAGATTTTATTAATAAAGGTATTCATGATGTTTATAATGAAACAGGTGAAATACCATTATTATATGCTAGAACTACACAAGATTTAACTATTGGAGATAACGAGTATTCCTTTCCTGCTGACTTTAGAAAAGCAGATATGGATTCATTTTCAATGGCACCAAGGCAATTAGTAACTAATGGTGAGTTTGCATCTAATATAAATAGTTGGAGCACCATAGCAGGTGCAGGAAGTGCAGCTTATACAAGCACAGGTAATGGTAGATTAAGATTAAATGATTTTGCTGCTTATCAAGCTATTGATACTACAGTAAATAAAACATACAAAATACAAGTTAGAGTTTTAGATACTAATAGTGTTGGTGCCGCTTTAAAAATACAGGTAGGTACAGCTGCAGAAGGAACACAAAATTTGAATACAACATTAACTGTAACTAATTTTAGAGAAGGTGCTATATTAAATACTACCTTTACAGCTACAGCACAAACATCATTTATTACTCTTAACAATACAGTTACAACTACAAACTTAGATGTTGATTATGTAAGAAT